CAATACATGACAGAACAGGAGAGGTTAATACAGATTGTTATGATTTGTTAGAAAACTTTGCACCCGAATTAAAAATGCGTTATGATAATATAAATGCATTACCTAAGTGGGCGCAGGAGAAGTTAGCCGTACTTATGGTATTAGACCCCGACAAAGTGAACAACGATGTAGTCGGTGTAGGGAGACGTATTAGCCGTAATATCTATTGGCTATACAAGGAGAACGAGAATGGCAACAACCCCCGAGGGGAAAGTTAAGAAACAAGTGCGCTTAGTCTTGGATAGGCTAGGCGCATATTATGTGATGCCAGTCACTAACGGATTTGGGAAGCAAGGTGCGCCCGATTTTTTAGTGTGCTATCAAGGATTATTTTTTGGTATAGAATGTAAAGCAGGTAAGGGTAAGACCACTGCATTACAAGAACTTAATCTAAAACATATACAAGATGCAGGGGGAACTGCATTAGTCGTATATGAACATGATGTAGTAAATTTAGAAAATCAGTTAGTCGGTCGACTAACATCATTAGGAGAATGAGAATGGACGAGCAACAAGCGCAAGTAGAACAAAACTTTAATATACTTATTAAAGAAGTCATGGATGTATTTCGTAAGCACAACCCACCTATTGAAGTCGCAGTATCAAGTGTATTCTTTGTATTGTCGGAAGTAGCACAAAACATTAATGTGCCTAAAGAAGCCCTTATTACAAGATTATCAGAAGTATATGATATGGTGACTGACATGAGACAAAAGGCTCAAGAAGCGCAACCTACTCAAGAAACTCAAGAATAAGGACACGATATGGAAGAAAAAACAAGCGTTCCTTTTTTATTTGTAGCAACACCCATGTATGGTGGTTTATGTCATGGTACGTTTGCCACAAGTTTACTCACTATGGTCAGTACATTTACCAATGCTCAGATGGGATTTACCTTTGCACATATGATGAACGAGTCTTTAATTACTCGCGCACGTGATAGTTTAGCAAATGACTTTTTAGATACTGAAGAATGTACTCATCTTATGTTTATTGACTCAGACATTGGATTTAATCCACAAGATATTATTCCAATGGTAAATGCCGATAAAGATATTATCGTAGGCTTATATCCTAAAAAAGAAATTAATTGGAATCAAGTATCAGAAGCAGTAAAACAAGGTGTACCACCACAAGCACTAGGTGATTACACAGGTGTGTTTGTAGTCAACTCTGCTAATAATGAAAGCCAACTTGAAGTAAAACTTAGTGAACCTATTGAGATTGCTAATGGTGGTACAGGCTTTATGTTAATTAAGCGTAATGTTATTGAGAAATTAAAAGATGTTGTACCAACTTATAATAGCGATATGTATAAAATAATAGATACAGAACGTAAGCCACGAACAATATACCAGTTCTTTGACACAAGCATTGATAAAGATTCGGGCAATCGTTTGTTATCAGAAGATTATCATTTCTGCAAATTAGCACGTGACAATGGCTTTAAAGTATGGGCTGCGCCTTGGGCGCAATTATCTCATACAGGCTCATATACATTCAGCGGATTTTTACCAAGAACATAGGAGCATATATGATGAAACATTATGAGAAACCTTTAGGCGAAAAAATAATTGAAGCAATCATTCTTACTATTACTATCACAGGAACAATCTTTATGATGTATGGGTTATATCAAGTCATAGATTTAGTATATATGAGAGGTCAGTTATCATGTTAGATTACGCAAGAAAAATGTCTTATCTTTTAAAACAACCTTTTGAAACATCTGCCGAAGCTATGGTACGTATGCGTGAAGCGTCAATTCTTATCGATAGATTAGTTATGAAAATAGAAGAAACAAAACCCATTCATAAAAAAAGAGATAAAGAAATAATTGATGTCCCATATGAAACCGAAATCAACCCACATGAGAACCTAGATGAAGCAGATATTGCGGAAGAAATAGATTCATTTACAAGAAACAATGTAGGCTTTGATTAATGGGATTGATGCGAAACCCCAACGCACCACATATAGACTTTACCGATTTAAACGGGGTATATAAAAACTATGTACCTTCTAACATCGATATGATGTATGAACGTAATGGATATTTTTTAGTGGGTGAATGGAAACGTCCTAACGAATCTATAAGTATTGGACAATCAATATTGCTGAAGCAGTTAGCAAAACAACCAAGGTTTATTGTATTAATCATACAAGGTAATACCGATGCAGGTATGCACATAGATGAGTTTTGGTTATTAAAAAGTGATGGAAGTAAAAAGTCTTTGGGTAAATCGCTTGAATCATTACGAAACTTTATCCACAGATTCTTTAAAGAGATAGCAGATAAATAAATGTACACAAAATTAGATGATTGGAAGTTAGCCAATCAAGTAGTGGAATACTTAACAGTAAATCCAAAAGCAACACAAAAAGAATTATGCGAACATTTTAGAACAAATGAACGTAGGTTAAAACAATTAGAAGAAGAACATCTTATTAATATAAGTCATACAAGGAGACAATATGGCACAACCCCAAGTACACAAGAGTAGACGACACAATAACCCTATGCTTACACATAACGGCAGACCTAAGTATAAAGCGTTTACCATTAAACAATTAGAAGAAGCATTGACGAAAGCAGAAGCAGGTAAGAAACGTGCCAAGATAATGCAAGAGATAAAAAGAAAAACAAAATGATTGTTTACAGAGTTTTAAATTTGTTTGGGGTAAGGAAGCGATGTGTTAAACAACGCAAGTCAGATAAAAATAAAAGATTACGCACTAAATTAAAAAGAATTAGAGGACATAGATATTGGTGGAAAGAAGTAGAATGATTCCGTTTAGTCATGCAGTATTAGATAGTGATGGCGAAGTCTTACGCAAATATAGATGGAGTGCCAAAGAAGCCAAGTGGCATAAAGAACAAGGCAAGAATGTAGTTGCATTACCTAAAGAAGTTGAAAAACCATTTAACACTAACGATTATGAGGAAGCCCCCTTCTGATGAATGAACCAACAATACAGATGATATTTCCAATCCCTATTATGTTTACAGATATAGGTAGGGACTTTACTCAAGTTGAATTAGCTTTTGTTCAATCTCATTCAACCAAGGATAAAACTAATCGTAATGTAGGCAACATTACTTCTAATAACAGCTACATATTAGAAGAACCCGAAATGTCAGATATAAAAGTACTACTTACAAAAGCTATTAATATGTATGTACAAAAAATATATAAACCAAAATATCCTGTGGAAGCATATATCACACAATCATGGTTAAATTATACTGCCAAGGGAGAATACCATCATGTTCATGACCACCCTAATAGTTTTATATCGGGTGTGCTGTACATACAAACTGATGCTACTAAAGATAAGATTACATTTCATAAAAAAGGGTATAGACAAATACAGTTATCAACAGATGAGTATGATATTTATAACTCTGATTCATGGTGGTTTAATGTTAGTACAGGGGGAATTGTAATGTTCCCATCTAGTACTACACATAATGTAGAAAATGTTATATCTGATGAAACAAGAATTAGTTTAGCATTTAATACCTTTGTCAAGGGTACTCTTGGTAATAAAGAATTATTAACCGAACTTATAACTAAGGAAATATAGAGAATGAAGTTAATAACGATTGACTTTGAAACATATTATGACAAGGTAATATTTAGTTTATCTAAAATGACCACAGAAGAATATGTGCGTGATGATAGATTTGAAGTAATAGGTGTAGCCATTAAAGTTGATGATAAAGAAACTGAATGGGCGAGTGGTACACATGAACAAATAAAAGCATGGTTGCAAACATTCCCATGGAAAGACTCCATGATGTTGGCTCATAACTGTATGTTTGATGGCTTTATATTATGGGAGAAATTCGGTATCGCCCCTAAAGTTTATGCAGATACATTATGCATGGGTCGTGGGCTTCATGGTGTTGAAGTGGGTGGCAGCCTAGCTGTATTGGCTGAAAGATACAAATTAGGTGTTAAGGGTGATGAGGTTATTGCAGCGTCGGGTAAAAGACGTGAGGACTTCACACCACAAGAACTTAGTAGATATGGTGACTATTGCATTAACGACGTAGAACTTACTCATAAACTATTTTATTCAATGCTATCAAAAGGCTTTCCTAAACAGGAAATGAAATTGATTGACTTGACATTACGTATGTTCATTCAGCCGAAACTAGATTTGGATTTGAATTTGCTTGAGATGCACTTAACAGACATCAAAGAAAAGAAAGCTAAACTTTTAGCCGAAGCTAATGTAGAGAAAGAAGAACTAGCAAGTAATCCTAAGTTTGCAGACCTGTTAAGAAGTTTAGGCGTTGAACCACCGATGAAGGTGTCACCAGCAACGGGTAAAGATACTTTCGCATTAGCAAAGAATGACGAAGAATTTAAAGCCCTAGCTGAACACCCCGATGTCAGAGTGCAAACATTAGTTGCGGCAAGGCTTGGTACAAAATCAACCCTAGAAGAAACCCGAACTGAAAGATTTATTGGGATTGCTAAACGAGGATTGATGCCAGTGCCTTTGAAATATTACGCGGCGCATACTGGAAGGTGGGGTGGTTCAGACAATTTGAACTTACAAAATTTACCTAGCCGTGGCGAGAACGCAGGTAAATTAAAGAAAGCTATTATTGCCCCCGAAGATTATATTATTATTGATGCTGATTCCAGTCAGATTGAAGCACGTGTATTAGCATGGCTTGCAGGACAAGATGATTTAGTTGAAGCGTTTGCTAAAGGTGAAGATGTATATAAGATTATGGCATCTAAAATATATGGTAAACCTAAGGAAGAAATTACTAAAGAAGAAAGATTTGTAGGTAAGACTACAATTCTTGGTGCAGGATATGGTATGGGTGCAGTTAAGTTTAAAGCCCAACTTAAAACATTTGGCACAGATGTGACCGAAGATGAAGCTAAACATATTATTGAAGTGTATCGCCAAACCTATCCATATATAGTAAACCTATGGAGAGAAGGTCAAAAATCTTTAGAGGCATTATCTAAAGGCATGACAACATCTTTAGGTAGAAGTGGTGTATTATCCCTGGCCCCAGATGAAAAGGGCATAAGACTCCCTAGTGGTTTATTGATGAGATATGACCAACTTGTTCACATGCGAGATGAAGATAACAAATTACAGTTCCAATATAAGACAAGATATGGTTGGAATAAAATTTATGGTGGTAAGGTAATTGAGAATGTTTGTCAAGCATTAGCCCGTTGTATTATTGGTGAACAGATGATTGAAATATCCAAGAAGTATGATGTGGTATTAACAGTACATGATGCAGTTGCGTGTATTGCTAAGGAAGAAGAAGCAGAAACAGCACAGAAGTATGTAGAAAAATGTATGAGATGGACACCCGAATGGGCTACAGGATTACCTGTAAACTGTGAGTCGGGCTTTGGTAAAAGTTATGGAGACTGTTAAATGAACCCAGAATTAAATGAAGAGTTTACATGGTGGTATGAAAGAGTTTTTTGTCAAAGCCCTAGTATGTGCGAACTTAAATATGATGATGAAAAGATGTGGCAGGCATGGATAGCGGGATATAAATTAGGTCGTGACAATGCTTATAAAAGAAAAGATATACCACCCGAAATTTTTACAATACCAAAAGAAAAACATATACATACAATGAATAAAGATAAAGAGGTGGAAAATGACTAACGAAGAACAAAAAACAATGTCAGTATTACAAGAAGCCCATAAGATTATCTATGGGGATAGGGAAAAGACTTATGGTCACCCCGATAAAAACTTACGCACAATATCTAAAATGTGGAATGCTTATATATCTGCTACAAATGAGCGTGAACTAAATGCTAAAGATGTTGCTGTATTAATGATATTATTAAAAACAGCTAGATTAGCTAATGACCCAAACAATAGAGATTCTATTGTGGATATTTGTGGTTATGCAGAGTTAATTGAAAGATGCAAAGATGACTAAAATACCTGCGTGGTCATATTCTTCTATAAAAATGTATGACCAATGTCCAAAAAAGTATTATCATATTAAGGTATTAAAAGATGTAGTAGAACCATCTACCGATGCAATTACATATGGAAAGAATTTCCATTTAGCCGCAGAACGATACGTACGTGATAACGTACCACTACCATCACAGTTTGATTTTGTAAAGAGTGCTTTAGATAATCTTAAACAACTCGAAGGTGAGAAGTTCTGTGAGTATGAAATGGGATTGACTTCTAACTTAGAACCTTGTAAGTTCAAAGACGAAAATGTATGGTGGCGTGGTATTGCTGATTTACTTATTCTTAATGGCGATGAAGCAAGATGCATTGATTATAAGACGGGTAAGTCTGCTAAGTATGCGGATACCGACCAGTTAGAGTTAATGGCTTTAGCTGTGTTTAAGCATTTCCCACAGATTAAAAAGGTAAAAGCAGGTTTATTGTTTGTTGTATCAAAAAACTTTGTCAAGGACTCGTATTCTATCGAGAACCAAGATAAAATGTGGATGAAGTGGTTTAATGAATTTAATCGTATGAAGTTCTCATATGAGAATAACATATGGAATCCAAGACCAAGCGGTCTATGTAAGAAACATTGTTACGTATTAGAATGCCCCCATAACGGAAGGAATTAATATGCCTTATGTAAATAAGCCAAGACCATATAAAAAAGAATATCAGCAACAAAAGGCTAGGGGTGAACTATCACGTCGCATGGAAAGACAACGTGCAAGACGTGCGGTTGACAAGATGTATAAAGATGACCCAAGAGATAAAGACCATACAGCCGAAGTTAGAGAAGGTAAAGATGTGGCTCATGTAAAAGCACTTGATAAGGGTGGCTCTAATAAAGATGGTGTATATATTGAAAAGTCAAGTCAGAATAGGTCATTCAAACGAGATAAAAAATCAAACCTAGTTTCTGAAAAGACTAAACGTGGTGATAAAAAATTATCAAAAGTAATTAAATTAAAAAAATAAGAATGGTGTAATAGGTGTTTACGTAAGGTGGGAGTGGTAAACATCAACCTCTACTCTGAGGCTCATACAAACCTCACCAGTCGGTACTGCTAGTTTCCTGCGGGGAGCCGACATCTATTGGAGAATGGATTTGGAGATAATTGACAATAAAGCAATATTGCTTAAACTTCGTGACCCTAATAAAGTCACGACTGTAATACCTAAAAGTAAAGATATAGGTAACAACCAAGTTTTAGTCAACTGGGGGCTTGATGAAATGCAAGTCCTCAAGAATCTCCAAATAAAAAACATCTTATCCCCCATCGTATCTAAGTACGACTGGCCCGGGATGCACAAACCTTTCGAGCATCAAAAAACAACTTCGTCATTTCTAACACTTCATCGTAGAGCTTTTTGTTTAAACGAACAAGGTACAGGTAAAACAGGTTCAGTCATATGGGCTGCAGATTACCTTATGACCATAGGTAAAGTAAAACGAGTACTTGTGATATGCCCTCTATCTATTATGGATTCGGCATGGCGAGCAGACTTATTTAAATTTGCTATGCATCGCACAGTAGATATTGCATATGGAACTAAAGAGAAACGTACTCGTATTATTAACTCTGATACTGAATTTATTATTATCAATTATGATGGTGTAGAAATAGTTAAAGATGTTATTGCCGAAAGTAAATTTGACCTTATAGTTATTGACGAAGCTAATGCTTATAAGAATACACAAACAACTAGATGGAAAACACTTAATAAAATTCTAACGCCAGACACATGGCTATGGATGATGACAGGTACACCTGCGGCACAATCTCCCGTAGATGCATATGGGCTAGCTAAATTAGTTAATCCTAAAAATGTACCTAAGTTTTATACCACGTTTAAAGACATGGTGATGTATAAGATAACCCAATTTAAATGGGTGGTCAGACCTAATGCAGATAAGATTGTATATCAATCATTACAACCTGCTATTCGATTTACTAAAGATGAGTGTCTTGACTTACCTGATATGACTTATGTAACTCGTGAAATCGAACTCACTCCACAGCAAAAGAAATACTACAATGCCCTACGCAGTAAGTTAGTAGTTCAAGCATCGGGAGAACAGATTACAGCCGTTAATGCAGCGGTGGGTCTTAGTAAATTATTACAGATTTCATGTGGTGCTGTTTATTCCGATTCTGGTGAGACATTAGAATTTGACATTAATAACCGCTATAAGGTGTTAAGAGAAGTCATCGATGAAACACAGCAAAAGATATTAATATTTGTTCCATTTAAGCATACTATCCAGCTCTTACAACAACAATTACAACAAGATGGTTTTACAACTGAAGTTATTAACGGAGATGTTTCGGCAAATCGACGTGCAGAAATATTTAGAGAGTTTCAAGAAACACCTAACCCACGTATATTAATTATTCAACCACAAGCGGCGGCACATGGTGTGACATTGACTGCGGCAGATACAGTTATTTGGTGGGGGCCAACACCAAGTTTAGAAACATATGCTCAAGCTAATGCTCGGGTACATCGAGCAGGACAAAGACATCCCGTGACAATCGTACGATTACAAGGTTCAAATGCAGAGAAACATATGTACAAAATGCTTGATACACGTATTACTGACCATACAAAGTTAGTTGACCTTTACAAGAATTTGCTTGACTAAGATAAAGTTTGATAGTATATTTACTACCTAACTATAAGGAGAATAGTGATGGAGAATGATTTAACATTGGAGAAACTTACTCGTATTTATATAAAAATGCGAGAGAAAAAAGCCGAACTCACCCAAGAACTAGAAGCGCAAATATCTGAACTTGACGAGAAGATGAAGACTGTCAAGACAGGTATTTTAGACCATATGAAAGAAATTGGTGCTGAAAGTTTAAGGACTGATGCAGGTACTGTATATCGTACGGTTCGTACAACATATTCAACAAACGACTGGGATTCTATGAACAAGTTTATTCTTGAGCATAGTGTGCCTGAATTATTAGAGAAGCGTATTCATCAAACTAATATGAAGGCATTTTTAGAAGAACACCCCGATGTGCTTCCGCCGGGACTTAACGCAAACATGGAATATTCCGTGACAATTAAAAGGAGTAAGAATGGCTGAAGAACTATTTGTACCTATTGAAGATGTAGCTAAACATTTTTCAGTATCTATATCTACAGTTCGCACATGGATTCGTTC